ATGAAGCAATCGCCATCCATTACAGAACATGACAACGATGTGGAAAGCGAAGAAAAGGAGCAAGGCAAAGAGATTGAGGTAGACGAAGATGCCTTGCCTTCACGGGCAGCCGCTATTCATGAAGAGATCCGTCAGGACGGTGAGAAAGAGTTAGAGCGCGACGGTATGGCATTGCTTTGGTCTGCTGTTGCCGCTGGGCTTTCCATGAGTGCCTCACTGATGGCGAAAGGGATTTTCCACGTACATTTAGCTGAGGTGCCGGGCGGTTTTTTACTCGAGAATCTGGGTTACACCTTTGGCTTTGTTATCGTGATTATGGCGCGTCAGCAGCTGTTCACTGAAAACACGGTCACAGCCGTGTTGCCCGTGATGCACAAACCCACCGGTGGCAATATGTTGCTGCTTTTACGCCTGTGGGGTGTGGTGTTGGCGGGAAACCTGATCGGTACAGCACTCGGCGCACTGGCGTTTAATCATATGCCCATCTTTGACGATGCCACACGCCAGGCTTTTACCTCTATAAGCGAAAAAGTGATGGCAAATCCACCGCGCGAGATGTTCGCCAATGCGGTGATATCCGGCTGGATCATCGCCACCATGGTCTGGATGTTCCCTTATGCGGGCGCGGCGAAAATCGTGGTTATCGTGATGATGACGTGGCTGGTCGCATTGGGTGATTTGGCTCATATCGTGGTCGGATCGGTGGAAGTACTGTATCTGGTATTTGCCGGCACACTGCCTTGGTATGAGTTCTTCTGGCCATTTGCCCTGCCGACGTTGCTGGGCAATATAACCGGCGGTACGCTCATTTTTGCCTTAATCAGCCATGCCCAGATTCGCAACGATATGAGCGAAGCGGCAAAGGCCAAAGCCAAGGCTGAGCAGAAACGGAAAGAGAAAGCGCAAGGTCAGTCGAAGTGAAGTTTGGTACTAGATTGTTGATAGATTGAGCAATCAAGCTTTTCACGGTTAAATTTTGCGGGTCGGTACGCTATACTGCGCGCCGCGTCTCCTTAGTTAAATGGACTAAACTTATTTAAATCATAACACAATGTTTTATATATGATTTAGTCCATATTAAACATAAAAAAAGTACCCAATTATGTACGCACATTGAGTAACGTTTTTGCTGAAATTACCTTCCGATACTGGATTTTTTGTATGTCTGGCATAAAGCTTTATTCTTAATTGACGATAATTTTTATGCCTCTTCCTCTCTCATACTGTGGTGTCTTTTTTGAAGGTAAGCTTCTTCCCAAATGATGCTGTGGACCTTGATTGAATTTTGCAATTCAGTACAATTGGCGTCCGACTCAATAAAGTGGGTCAGATAGGAGATACAAAATGAAAACCTTACGTTGCATGGCATACAATCAAGATGGCGTTTTTGTTGCAGTCTGCCTTGATTTATCTTTGGCAGCGCAAGCGGACACTCTCAAGGGCGCTCAAAAAGCTCTCGAAGAACAGTTGTTTGACTACATTCATGAGGCAGTTTCCGAGCCTGAACATGCCAACCAGCTACTAAATCGCAAAGCCCCATGGCAATTGTGGGTTCGCTACTACTCAATCCATCTCCGCATGATGTTTACACATCGTGCCGGCAAGGCCGCAGTGTTTACAGAAGATTGTCCGGCAATGGCGTAACTGCCATGTTTAAGTCGAAAATCGGGACGTTAACATATAAAGAGGTGAGCTCCGCTCTTTTGGACATGGGGTTCACCTTGCATCCCAAAACATCTACTAGCCATGAAAAATGGACGCGCATTAACTCATCGGGCAAAAAGCTGGTAGTCACAGTTTCTAAGCACTTGCAACCATTCGCTAAAGATTTGATTTTAGCTATGGCCAGACAAGCTGATGTCAATCACCGCAAATTTTACGCCTATTGCAAGGGAAATTGTCGGCTCAGCGATCTAGAACTCACATAACTTTCCTTCTCATCTTAGAATTAAGATCACCCCTAAAAATATCGACTACATTTTATGAGTCGCTGCTACTTCCCTGTACTAACGACAAACTCCGATTGATCATGATTCGCACCCTTTGTGCAGCCCGTACGCCATCAGTGACGGGCTTTTTATTTTTGTAATAATCACTTCCGAAACGGCACCAAATCCCCTAATCATCTCAGTAAATTCTTATCATCGATCATTTTGTGAACTGTTTAGGTTTCGTTGCTATTATAGCAACGTAATACACACAGCAAACGTGTTGCTTACAAGAGATGAATTTCCCATTGAACGAATTTATGCCTGTGTAACGCAGGCTTTTTTGGCTCAAATCGTTGGACGCCGATTGTTATCCAGCGTCAGAACCTCAACCGTAACCTTCCCAAGCACGATCACATTCTCCAGCGCATCAGCCTCAATCACACCATCCTCTGTCATCAGGTGCTTTGGGTACCACTTTCCAATCAGTGGGCAGCCGTCTATCTGAAACGCGACTGTGTCGCCAGGCGTAACCTTCGCCACCTGGTCAACTAGTAGACAGCCTGTAGCGGTCTCGATCATGAATGTGTTCGAACGGTTAGGTAAAAATACCTCGTTCAAGTCTACACGAGATTCAACGTAGTCCTGTGCTGGAGAAGGAAAACCCATGATTTTTGCCCTCGATTGGTTGCACTGTATGTAAACACAGTATATAAATTAACTGTATATCCATCCAGTCAAATGAGGTGAAAAGTGTACGTCGAACTTGTCTACGATAAGCGCAATACGGAAGGGCTGAGAAATGCGAAAGGGATCATTGAAGCTGAGCTGACGAAACGCATTCACAGCATTTTCCCTGAAGCAGAAATCAGGGTGAAGCCAATGCAGGCGAACGCCGTTAACTCTGACTGCAACAAGGCCCAGAAGGAGAAGATCAACGCAACCATCCAAGAAATGTTTGAAGAGGCTGATATGTGGATGTGTGAAGGGACATAACAGGCAGGATTCAAACTATAAAATACTCTCTCCTTTGCCCGCCGCCTGCGGGCTTTTTTGCGTAAGCAGTAGCGATAACAACATTCTTATAGACATCATGCATGATGGGGAGAGATCTGAAGGTACTATAGTTTTTCCCAAAGGTAGCCCGCGCTTGTTCTCGCACTCAGCGCGAACTTTTTTGATTTCGCTTGGCTTAACTTGCAGCAATTGGCTAGCCTAACTATTAAGATCTTTAAGTAAAGGCTCTCAAATCAGTACTACACCACCAAATGAACGAGCCCATCGTAAAAATTTAGAAAGTTTTAGGCGCCTCTCATAACAAGCGATTACAATGTAAAATCATGATATATATGAGATTAAATCATCCTAAAACCTTTGATTTTGAGAATTGATACTAATCCCACAAAATCCCATCTTGCAAATCACCATTAATGATTAGTTTCCGGTAGTTACTTCTTGCAAAGCATTTGCTAAAGTTGAGAACATGTTATATTTTGTAATGATTGTTTATGTAAAGCTTTCCAGATTGTGGAGTGACAATATGAGTCTGTTTAGTAGCATGAATACTCCTACTAAAAGCCCTGCCGTTCTTTCTTATCCTAAAGAAATAATTGTTAAGATGGGTAAAATCGCATTCAAAAAACCTCAGCCCCCTAAAGAAAATGAATACGAAACCTTTTTGAGTGATTTATCTAACTTAAGGCCAGATCTAACTACTGATTTTATTAGTGAAATCTTACTAAACCAGAGACTTTACCTTGAATTAAATCAGGACGTAAAAGCTGCTAAAATGTGCCCAATTTATCACTATTATACTTATGGTAATAAAGAGGGTAGAATGTTTTGCGCCCCCAACTTCCGGGCAATCAAGAAAACATCAGCGGAAACAGGCACAAAAAAAATCATTTTCTTTGATACACTTAAAAACAATGCTTCATTCCTTTATAGGGGGTTCTTCCCGGAAATAAGAAATGAAACCGCTGATATAATTCATCAAGAAACTGATTTAATGACTGCCGTAAAGGCCGTTTTCTCTGCAAATGAAATGGTTTTCATTAGGCCGTCTGTTAGAAGTGCAAGAACAAAATATTTCATGGGACTATGCAAGTCTCTTAATATTAAAATATCAATGAATTTCGACGATCTTCTTACCCCTGAATACATTCTTGAAAAAGGTGCAGTTCGTTCTGAAATTGCTGACATCCCTTCAATGAGAGATAGTTTGATTAGGGATTCTGCGATGCTTTTAGGTGCTGAAAAACTTGTATTATCGACAGAAAAACTTAGCCAAACCTTTTCAGGATTTGTCGATGAGATATCAGTTGAGCATAACAAACTCCCAATAGAGTATTTTTTATCCAAAGAAGATTTGAATCTAAAAAGAAAAGAAAGAAAATCAAAAAAGATTAAGCTTCTTTATCTTTCCGGTTCTAAGACACACATTAAAGATTATACGATAATTTGTGGATGCCTCATTAAACTAGCCATGGAGCATCCTGACAGGTTCTCAATAAATTTCTTAGGGACACTAAACGATCAAACATCTATATTTTCTAATTTAGGCGTCGAAACAAACTTCATCCCCTTCGTGAGTTTCGAGGAAATGATACAGGAAATAGGAAGGAATGACCTCGTTCTTGTACCATTGGAAAACACTGTTTTCAATAATGCTAAGTCCAATATCAAATTTATTGAAGCAGCCTCTCAGGGCGTTCCTGTAATAGCATCGAACGTTGACCAATATAATTTAGCGATATCATCAGGCGTTAATGGTTGGTTGTGTGAAAATGAACTTGACTGGTATGAGAACCTAAAATCAATAATCCTCAAAGAATTCGATTTAGAGGATATTGGCATAAAAGCTTACGAATCTGCGTTACGGAGTTACAGTGTATGAATGGAATCATCAAAGCTTCGCTTTCCAAACCTCTTACAGTAAAAGAAGATAAAAAAGAGAAGGTATTGTATCTCCCGGGAAATGGTTCTCATTTCAATATGGCGCTAATATTTGCTGAAACAAGTAAATATGATGGTTATATATATGCGAATGGATACGACGTAATTGCTAGAAATTATATTAAAAACAATAGCTCTTCTAAAGTTAAATTTTTCTTGACGGAAAGTTCAGTAGCTGACTTTTTACCAATAATTGATAAGGTTGTAGTCTTTTACGGTAGCGTAACACAATTTTCAATGAGTAATTTCAAAAGAATAATTCTTGCTTGCCTTAAAACAAAAAAGCCTATGTACGAAGTTCCTCATGGGCTTTTTCAGTCTGGGCAAAATTTGATCGACAATTCAAACTTGATTGATACTAACTCTTACTATGATGGAATTGGTGAAAATTTACCATCGCTTACCAACATTAAGTTGAGCTGGTCTGGTGATGATGGTTTCGGATACCCAAGAACCGCTTTGATGGAAAAATATCATGAGAGGGTTTTACCTAAATTCACATTAATTACTTCAAATACAAATTGGTTTTTATACTCTCAGTCTGATAAGAGAAGATTCTATAAAGAGATCTTTGATTATGCAGAAAAAAATAGCGATGAGATTTTCATTTGGTGCCCACATCCAGCGGAATTAATGCCAGATACATTCAGCTTTGCCGCTATGGATTTTAAACCTAACAACTTTCTACTTTATGGCCTACATAATGATATTTATTTTCATGGTATTGAAGGCACAGATGATCTGATCCCTTACTGTGAATATGGCATTTCAACAGTTACCACATGCCTCCTTGATTATGAAATGCACTCAAAGAGGGTCAACGTATTCAACTGCTCAGGAGTCGAGAATTTAATTTCAGAGTTTGAATCTGCCTCATCTTTTTATAATGCAGAAGAGATAAAAAATGATGCAAAAGAAATTAAGACTGGCTTGTTGAAGTCATATGATTCCAATAAATTTGATTCTCTTCTTTCGCAAAATGTTGATGAAAGTAGTTTCAAAAACTCACATTATCTGGCGTCATTTATCTAACATAAAGCCCCTTATCGGGGCTTTAACTACATAGACTCCGAAGCTGGCCAATTCAACTCATCTGTCGTGTTTGCATCTATCCTATTGACTGCCACCCTATACTGCTTCCATGCTTTAAGGGAGGCTATTTCGGAGTCTGTGGCCTCATCTAAATCTACCGCATCCTGAAGTGGTGCGATTGCAATCGTAGCTTGAGCAATCAAGTTCGCTTTCATGGCAACATTGTTGGCAATCTTCTGAGCATTTTGCGTGGCAATCTCTTCGGCCGTTAAAGGTGGGGATGCAAATACCGAACCATCGTAACTCCAGCCAATCGATGGTTGATTTCCTTCACTATCTGGGATTTCCGCGTAAGTAATACTCTCTCCAAAATCTACCGGTGAAATTTCCGGGCCATCCCAAACAATCGTATTTACCACAACGCCATCTTGAATCAGAGCAAATGAACCCATTATGCGAACTCCCTTATGATGCAAAGACCGGGGCCACCGATGTTGCCTGCTTTTGCAGTAGTGTCTGATGAAATAGCTCGGCTACCACTTCCTCCCGCTCCATTTCCCGCGGAGTCTGGGCCAGAAGAACCAACAGGAGTTGCCCCACCAAGTCCAGGCGAACCACTGGTATTATTAGAAAGATACCCAGGAGAACCAGCTTGCCCCCTAGATTTGGCAATAACCGTAACTGATGCAGAAATAGTTGCGTCTGCAGGTGAGTTAGCACCGCCGGCGTTAGTTGCTGATGTGGAGGTTGAGTAACCGCTTCCGATTCCACCTGGGCAAACAACCAGTGAACCAAATGATGAATTACCTCCTGTCCCTCCGACTCCTCCACCTGAAGCTCCTGCTGTTCCCTGGACACCAATGGTCACCAGTACGCCCGCAGAAATCAGTGATACCGGGATTCTGAATTTTACCCAAGATCCAGCCGAACCTCCTCCGCCTATAGCGGCAGTACTTCCTGAGTATGCTGGCACACCTGCGCCACCACCACCAGGTGCGTAAAGCTCGACTTCAACATATTTAACAAAAGATGAGCTTGGGGTGTAAGTTCCAGTCGCAGACATCACTATCGGCGCGCCAATCTGGCGGCCAGTAAATAATGCTCTCATTGCAGTTAACAACTGCGTATTAGTATCCTTTTTTAATGTGATTCCAGCGGCCTCAATGACGCCCGCAAGCTCTTCTTGTAGGGTATCGAAATAGTCCGCATCCAGCGCAGTCGGTAGCACACCTGTTTGCGGGTTGCCACCAGTGAACCCATTTTTACCCGAGCCAAATTTGTCCACCTGAGCGGTAGACGTATCAATACGATGCATGGATTACTCCGTGTATAAGAAGATTACGTAGGTGTGCGATGGGGCAAGCTTGTTAAGTACACACTCGACTATGGTTTCACCCCATGTACGGATTGAGTCCGTACAGTTACTGATGCAAGTCATAGGGCTGATTTGCGCGGCTGCTGGGATATTCACACGCCAGTAATAGCGCCACTCATCGCTGTACAGGGACTCTGTACAGTCAGATAAACAAGTGAAACTACTCTTGGGATAGCGCGTTATCGTTGCATCGGTATACCCAAGCGCATCCAGTTGCGCGCGATAAAAAGCTTCATTGATTCCACCAGACAGATTTATCTTTGCATCCAGCCGCTGGCGGCGCTGCTGCAACGTCTGCGTTCCCGAAGGTGTGCAACTGTCAGGCAAGCCAGTAATGTTCTCGTAGCGTTCTATGAGTTCCGTCACTGAGCGCGGGTCAGTTTCCAGCATCAATGCATCAGCGCGTTGATGTGCTCGTGACATAACGGGAGCCAATCCCAGCAGCAGCGGGTCTTCACCATCCCACGCTGGGCCTCGCGGCAGCAGCGCGCCCAGCATCTGCTCATACTGTGCTGTCAGGTCCATGTGAAGTCTCCCACTACGCCCACTTCACCTTTTGCTATTGCCACCTCATCGGTTGGACTAACCAGAACGTGGCTGTATTCCCCGGTCGCCAGGCTGATGGCTTCACTAATTCGGGATGGCTCAAGCGCGCCTTCAGGCACACCATCGCGAAGATTCATCGCTCTGATCTCCGCTTCTACAGCCAGCCTGATTTCTTCCGTGTCGGGCGTGAGTCGGATGTGATAATCAACGACATGCGGTGTTGCGGCAAAGGCGTAAACATCCGATCCTGCTATCGGGGCAAGGGGTTCGATATGCGCCTGCACAGCGGCCACGACAGCGGCATCCGGTATAGGGTCATAGAGGTCGCTATTTGCCAGCATGATCCCCACCGTGCCGCGACCTGACCAGTGCCGGTAAGTCCATGCACGGGTTACGCCTGATACTTCTTTCGCCCACACCTCATAATCGGCGTCTGCTCCACCCTGTGGTGTGTAATACCAGCGCTCAATGATTCTGGCGCGCCATACCTCAAGGTCTTCGATATCAGTACCGCCCTGAATGGTGTCCGCTACTCCAGCCGAAGCCAGACCCGTTACCGGACTGGTGAGGCGCATTGTGATGCCGTCATCAGTATTTCCAGTGACCCCTGACGTATCACAGGTGACTGGCACGCGAAGCACCCCCCCGGAAGGCGTAGCGCTGGCTGTTGTGGTGAATGACACCAAATCGTCACGCTGGATCGTTACGCCAGCATCAATACCGGTAGTGCCCGTCACGCCGTCCCAGCGAACATAGCCGCTCGCATAAGTTGCTGCCTTGCGCGGGGCGCGCTTCATATTTCCGTGTCGGATAAGCCAGTCTTCTTCCGCAAGGTCTGGAAGGAGATTCCGGGCGAGATAATCTATGTAGCCATATACGGTATGAACCGATGCGGCAATAACGCGGCTGTATACCTCGGCGTCAGTCCGGCGTAATTCGGCCAGGGTTGAATCAGCCGCGAGGCGGGTAAGAATATCGCTCCGTACTGCGGTGATCAGCTGCGGGAGTGTCGGGCGGGAAAATCCGCTGTCAGCCATTGAGTTCACTCCATAAATCATCAAAGGAAAGCGTCAGGGTTGTGCCGTCCTGTTTCTGGATAACCGCCGAAGCTGACATAGCGTTGATGCCGAGCCTTTGCGCTGTCACGTCCACCCGCGAGGCCACACCATCAGCCGTGAGCCACTGCAGCGCTTCTGTGATGTACTCGCGGGCTTTCAGCGGCGTCTGGTTGGTCAGTTTTGAGCGCTTAAGTAAATAAAGGCGTGAACCGATTCGGTCATTCTGTACGGTTGGGTATGTGTCACCCCACCAGCCATTGACCTCTTCAGGCGCATCGTCTTTGCCTGCTTTTCTCCAGGTGAAAAGTGAGATGACCACCGCACGGGTAAGCGGGTCAGTCAACTGGTACACCGCCTGCTGCTTACCATTTATCGTAAGGATCATGATCCGCCCATTTGTTGCAAGGTTGCATCCGTTGTGCCGCCACCATCGCCGTTTTCTTTATGCTTATGACCGTTGTAAGTCACACGCATCTGGGCCATAGAAACGCCACCAGAATCACAGTTGTCGGTGATATTTCCGGTGGCCTCAATGTCCATTTCGAAACGGGCTTTAGGGGCATTTTTGAGGGTGATAAGTTTCCCACCACCATCAACAACAATTCCTGACCGGGTCAGGGTTACTGACTTGGATTGGTCGTCATAAATGGCGACCTCGCCGCCCTGTAATCCTTTGAGGCGATAGCGACGGTCCGCCACCACCAGCACGACACCATGAGAGCGATCACCATCGAAGTAAGCCGCAATGGCCTCCGCGCCGCTCAGTGCAGCTGACGTAAACCCATAAGGCTCAAGATGTTCTATATCGCTCTTTCCTTCATTGCCCGGCATGCTGATTTCCAGCATCTGGCATTTGCTGGCGGTGTCGATACCGCGTAATACCGCGCGGGCGAGAACATTTGAAATAGCGCGATTAATCGCATCAAGTGGACCAGCCATCAGAAATCATCCTCCGCTGCTGCTTTTTTCTTACGCTTGCCGGGCTTGGCTGGCTCGGGTAGATAAGCATCTGCAGGGCCAACGCGTAATTCACTGATGGTGCCGTTGTCATCCTGCTGATAGGTAACCTCCGCGATTACCATTTCACGGTTATCAAAACCCAGAACGGGATCGAATACGTTCACCAGCATGTTGGGCTGCCACAGCTTACCGTCTCCCTGATGCCATCCCTGAACGGTGTAAGTCACCTCGTCAGTTTTGGCGGCTCGCTGGCGCATTTCGAACTCGCTGCGCTCTGCGCAGGTTGCTGATGTAGCATTACCGGTCTGCCTGACCAGTAGTGGCCTGTACCGGGCAATACCAGTATCAGTGGCCGTACCGCGAATCGCTGTTGTGGTTGCTTCGCCAAAATCATTGTTGTTTCCGGCGCGCATGCCTGATACCTGATAACTACTGAAGCGGTCTTTAATACTCTGCTCGCTGTCACAGGTAAGGATATTTTCGCCCAGCACCAGCGCGGTTGTAGCTTTGACGGTACCTATCCCGCCAATAACTAAATCACCCGCTGCGTTGTCATAGGCCAGAGCCTGCTGTAGCCCCAGCATCTTATTCAGCACATCCATAACGGATTCACCCTGGTCGGCCTGCACGCCCTGCAGTACGCCTGACACGCCGCCCGCATCCACAACGTTGATGCTGAAAGGTTTAGCGAGGTCTGCGGCAACCTGAACGATTGATCGTCCGTTGTACTGCGAGGGTGTAGCTGAGCAATCAACCAGATCAGCCGTTTTACTGCGGCCAACGATGCCCATTGAGATACTGTTAGCGTCATACCGCACGGGCGTTGCTTCTACCCATCCGGTGATAACCAGATCGTCACCTATAAGTACTTCAACCTTATCGCCCTTTTTAATGCGGCTGCGGCGACTCACCTGTGATTCATCACCCGGCCAGGACCGGGTAATCTGGACGTTGAAATCCCTTGCGATACGTTCAATGCCAGCGGCAATGCGGACAGAGGTCCATCCGCCCCACTCACGGCCATTAACGCGAAGAAGTACGGTTGTATTCACTGGACGGGCACTCTCAGAGTTTTAACCGGGACAAAGCCGGGGTGCCGGATGGCGTTGCGCGCGGTAATGTCATATTCACGCCCGGCATCGTCGTACCAGTCAGCAGCAAGCACGACTGCGGGTAAAACCTCTGGCGGGACGCGCTCAACCGTTCTGGCGGTTTGCTCAAGTCGGGCGGTGATATCTTCATTCAGCGCGGTGCGTACCTGTCGCAAAGCGAGAAACAGTCCGTCATCGGTGACACGCACCATTTCCTGATCGATGGCCGTATTGAGCGTGTCGCGAACTTCAGTTAAATCATCCCAGGACGGGACCGTATCAGTTGCTGTAGAGGTTGTTACCCCCACGGCTGTATCGTCTTCAAGCACATCATTAACGGCAGGATGTGAAACAATGACGGTTGCTGACGCTTGCTGGTCTGCTGGCTTCGTTGTTGATGAGGTGGATTTGGGAAGGTTCGTTACCGTATTAACAGCCTCGCTGAGTGCTGACGTGCGAATGGCCTGCGCAACGAAATTGCGCTGCTCCGTTCTGGCCTGTGTGCTGGCACTGTCTGTTTTCCACACCCCGCGCGGGGCAAGTCCCGTATCGAGGGTAATACCACTGAGACCTTTAACCATTGTGATCAGGTCTGTGACATTACCAGTCAGTTTTGTCCCTGCCCGCCACATCGTCTGAAGCTGATTAACGAAGTTCATGCCACTGGATGGTGGCATCAGCAGCACAGACAAATCACCCTGCATCAGGCGGGATGCTGCACTGATACCGGAATCCACGTACTGCATGGCGTCAGTTACGGTATCGAACATTTCAGTGGCATCATCCAGCAGGCCGTTTTGCGTGAAATCTGGCAGACCATCAAGCCCAAACGCTCCAAATGCAGATGACAAAAAATCATCCATCAGCGCTGCAGCCCCGGTCAGCTTCGTTCCGGTTGCAATACCGGCTTTTGGGAAGGACAGCTCGCCTGATTCAATGAAGCTGAAGCTGACGCGGCACATTCGGCCTTCGTCTTTGGTGTGGCTTACGCGAACTTCATCCGTAACGGTGACGGTCATTTCGCCGTAGAATGGATGAACGAGCGTGCAGCTTCCGGGCTTTTCAACTGCTTCGATCAGCCTGTTGCGCTGCTCAAAATAGTTATCGCCTACCAGATACGCCTGAACGCTGAAGCGCCGCGTTGCACGCCCCATATCTTCAGCCCATGGTTTATCCCGGTTGGGGTATTCATGAACCTGAACACGGCGACCAAAAGTGGCTTCATCCTCATCGACTTTGAAAGGCACGCCGCGCAGTGAGGCATCCTGCAGATTATCAATCCAGCTCATGCAATCTCCGGGCAATAAAAAACCCGCCGGAGCGGGTTACTGGTTTGAGAAGCGGTTATATCCGACATCATAGTTAAGCCAGGGCAGGGAGTTACCCGCTGGCGCAACGCGCATGCCAGGCGGCGCATTATCGAATGTCACCTTCAGCTCACCCTGCTGTGGGCGAGAAAGCGGGACCGCTGACTGATAGCCCGGACCGCCCTGCTGATTGTTATACCAGCCTCCCGCATTCCAGCGGTTCTTCAGGGATTGCCAGAACGATGTTGTGCCGTCCTTTTCGGTAACTGCATCAGCGATATCATTCAGTTTTTTGAAGATGTAAATCGCAACGCCGATGGACACCGTCAGAGCACCGAGTGAAGCTATCTGCGCCAGTACGCCAGAAAGTGAAGTCGCTGTTGTGAGCGCGGTTTTCAGCGTGCCGACGGTACGGATGGTGAATACGCCAGCCATTACGGCACTGACGCCCTCAATAGTGCTCTTCCAGCCACCCATCGCTTCAACGACATCATTCACGTCTTGCCATACTGCTTTAACAACCGGACCAACCTGATCCCAGTTGCTGACAATAAGGCTACCTCCCAGCACCAGCAGAGAAACCAGTTTGCCCATGGTGGACATCTTCAGCACGGTTTCAAACATCTTCACCGCTTTGACGGCAATGCCAACAGCAGAGGCTGTGCCAAGCAAGGTCAGACCAAACTTAAAGGTGCCGCGAACCATCTCGGGGTTAGCCTTGGTGAACTGTCTGAACTGTTCGACCATCGGCTGAACCTTCTGCGTCAGCCTGACGATATCGGGAAGGAACATATCACCGATGGTAATACTGGCAGCGTTGAACTGATTCTTAAGCAACTGAACAGAGTTAGCAGTAGTGGCCGCTCGCGACTCATATTCTTTCTGCATCGACCCTGCATACTGCTGCGCATCCGCAACGCGATTGAAGTTGGTGCTCAATAAGTCCAGATTTGTCAGCAGAGGGGCAATCGCACCAAGCGACTCTTTGCCAAACAGCGCATTCATGACCGCTGCCTGTTTATCTTTTGGCACCTTAGCCAGAGAGTCCAGCACCTTCAGCATCGCGGCGCGTGAATCCTTCTGCATGTCTGCTGCCAGTTGGCCCGGATCAATCTTTATAAACTTCAGCGCTTTCTTTTGTGATGCCGTGGCTGATTTGCCGGAGGTCAGGGAAAGCATGAAGTTTTTAATGCCCGTTGCGGCTATCTCAGACTCCACGCCCATACCCGCGATGGTAGCGCCCATCGCGGCAATCTCACCAGACGCCACGCCTGCTACGCCACCCAGAGGACCTATACGGGTGACGATGTCGGAAATCTTTTGTGCATTTGCCGGGCCAGTGTTACCCAGGTAGTTAATTTTATCGGCGAGAACCACCACGCCATCCTGAGTCATTTTGAACGCGGTTCGCCACTGTGCCATCATCTGGCCAGACTCTTCAGCGGTCTGATCAAATGCCACGCCCATTTTCACCGCATCGCTGGCGAACTGCATCAGATCTTTACGCGCAATACCGGACTGACCACCAGCCGCAACGATCTGCGCAATACCGTTTGCAGCCATCGGCAACTGAGTCGAGAGTTTGAGTACGTCCTCACTCATCTCTTTAAACTGCTGCGGGGTGTCGAAGTTCACGACTTTGCGAACGTCCGCCATCTGCGATTCGAAATCCATCGCCTGGCTGATTGGCACTGCAAACGCTGAAGTCAGCGCGACGCCCATAGCAGCCGCATTGACCATGATATTTTTGGCTTCCTTCTGGAAGCCTTTTAGGTTTTTGCTCATCCCCTTCAGTGGACCAGACAACTGATCCACTGCCGTGATGATCGCCTTCAGCTGAAAACTATCCGCCACGGTTTATTTCCTCAGAGATGCGTACAGCCTCAGCTTCCATTTCCAGAAACTTGCTGAGGCTGACATTTTTTAGTTCAAGCGGATTTATTCGCCAGAAGTGGGCAGTGTTGTAGAGTCGCTTTCTGAACTCTCTGCCGCTTCCGACCCCGTAAAAAAACCAACGATTGTCATTGATGCCATAAAGACATCTTTGAGCGCTAACTTAGCCGCAGAAGATCGCGGGATAGAGGCGAGCACAGGGATATATTTCAGCGAGACGCGGGAGTCCAGTTTCATTTCCCCGGACTCGTTGTAGCTGAAGGGAATACCGAACTGCTCAACTTCGTCGTAAGTAGGCTCGCGGATTTCCAGCACATGAAGCGTTTCATTTGCCGCCACAATGGGTTTAGTCAGTACCAATTCTTTCACTGGTAGAATCCTTCTGAACCGTGGAATTCAAGGTCAACCGTGCCCTCTTCAGCATTGTGGTTGGCCTCACCAAACAGCCAGGCTTCGGTCAGGACATACACCTGACCGTTCGCCAGCTCAGCAGTACCGGTCATGCTGTCGGACTCTGTGATTTTGCTGAGCGGGAATCCCTTCGGCACTTTGAAAGTGCCTTTGATATAGGGCGCGCGGTGCGTTTCTTTGCGGTCAACAGAACCATCAAGGCCGATCACATCATCATTAACCTTAGTGTTCATTGGCACTTCAATGCCGCCCGTCAGCGACAGCTGAAGCCCGTCGAGTTTGAAATACGTGGTACCAGCAATACGGGACATTATTCGCTCTCCTCGCTGTATTGCAGACGGAACTGATTAACCAGAGCAAACACGCGCAGCTGATTAACGTAGTCAGGCGGGAACAGCACGTCTACGCGGTTTGGATTATCCGTGTTGCGCTCCACCACCAGATAGGTTTTGAACAGGTCAAAGTTCTCAACGATGGCTGATCGCTCCATCTGTTTGTAGACCGAGCACATCTCACCTTTGATGACCGATGGCGTCACCACAGCCTGACCATCACCAAATCGGGTGCCGTCATTGGCCAGTTTATGGCGAGGGTACTTGGAGGTGATCACGCTCTTCAGTTCGCGCAGTACGTAAGCACTGGTATGCAGCGTTTCACTGTCCAGATAGCTGTCATCAGCCACGCCGTAACTGTTCTGCTGATAGGTCGTAATATCACGCTGAATACGTAGCACGCCGCTCTCTGCATAGGCTGTTGCAATGCCATGCGTCAGCAGAGACTGTTGCTCTGAAAGAATGAAACGGGTGCCTTTCGGCGCAGGTAATGCCCCGGTCAGTTCTCCGGTTTGCGTTGGTCGCGCCGGATCGTTACGGATAAATACCGCATTGCGGGCGGTACGCATCGCCACCAGCTCATCGCAGCAGGTTTGCGTGGACACTTCATAACCCGCAACGGTGATATGCTGGTTATTCATGGTGTCGCCGAAGGCAACCAGATCTGACAGTGTGCCTGTTTTAGCCGTGTATACGTGGCCATAAAGCTGGCGTGCGTAGCTCCATCTACCTGAACCGTCATTCATTTCCAGCGCCATAGTCGCGAGGGAAGCTGAATCACTGAACGGTAGCCCGATAAAATCAAACGGCTCATCACCCATCGCAGCAATGGTGTCGGTAAGGTCAGGTGAACCGGTGCCGCCAGAAAGCGCGGTAATGATCACGGTAATGCCGTCAGGGGTAGTTTCACCGCCCACCGTGCCGTAATAGTTCAGCATCAACGGGATGTCGTTCCCGGGCAGTCCCTTATGGCGAGCCTTGACTGCAACGGTGCCGTCAGTGGCGGTCGCGGTGACAGGAAGGCTGGTATTCGCGTTGATAGCAGCCGCAAGCGTAGTGGCAACGTCAGCAGCCTCATCGCCAATAACCACGGAGGCCTGAACACGTTCAACCCCGATATAAAGGCTGAGAGTTCCAGATGCCTGCGCGGTGCCTGCAATGACTACCGAGCCTGCCGCCTGCGCACCTGTTGATTCACCTACTGCCAGAATCCAGAGTTCACCAAAGGGGTCGATGGCGCGATAGCGTTTGACCATACGGTGTAACTGGCTGCCGAATCCGCAGATTTTCCCGGCAAGATCGGCTGATGGCATGATAGTGAGCGCATTTTTCACAACCGTTGACGTGGTCGCCACAGTGCCGATTAGCAGCGCCGGGCTGCTTGAACTCTCGGTATTCGCCTGGCTGGCATCCATTTCTGCCCAGAACAGCGGCACGCGGATATCAGAAGGCACCTGATTAAAACTGACAGTCATCACTCGCCACCTTGTTTAGTTGCGTCTTTTGCAGAAGCCTTGGTTTCTGCTTTGACTTCCGTAACATCTCCAACCTTCATACGGCGGAGCCAGTAAGTACTCATTTCGACGTTTCGCCCTTCTTTGGGCAACAGGTCGCCACGGGCTGGATCAGGAACTGACCGCCCGCCTACAGGTTTTAGTTTCATTGGTTACTCGCTGAGGTTGACCCGAAGTTTATGTTCGATGATGCCGTCTGGTTTCTGGTCTTTGCCTATGAAATCCACATCGACATCAATTTCACTGAATTCATCCAGGGCGTTGAGATCGTCCTGCTGGCGCGTCATCTCACCAGTAATTTCACGTGTGAGCATGAACTCAAACTGGTAATAGAGGCGGCCTCTGTCCATATCCAGAAGCTGGCCACCCGAGTATGCTACTGGACCCGCGTCTTCATCCGGCTCCCAGCCCAGCAGCGCCTTCCAGATTTCACCCCGCACATCATGTACCGCGTCATAGCCTGATGCCTGACCGCGCTCGTCACGGGTGTTGTCCAGTACAACGACAACTGCAAACCCTTCAGTGACGTTCTGCCAGTAGTCGGTCAGTGACTTTTGCTCGGCGGTAATGTCCTCAGTCGGCACCACGTAAGCCGCCGGAAGTTTCATTTTCCCGGTTTCAGGAATGGCTTTAAATTCCGCCGCACCTGCTACGTTGCCCGCAAAGCGTGGACACCTTGCGCGAAGGGCAGCTATCACAAGAGAGAGCTTCATTTCTTTTTCCTTTCTGGCCGGAGGGAGGTGCGCAACGCCCTGCTGAGGACATAACGCGTCCAGCTCTTGCGGGATTCAAGCACTTCCGCCATATAGTTTTTACGTGGCGCAATACGCCAGCCGTTGCCACCAGACTTGCCTTTATGATGGCTTTTACCGCGTTTTGCGCCACGCCGGACGCCATAGAACAGGAAAGCAGGATAGAAATCCCCTTCAATAAGGCGGTTGCCTTCGCCCCGCTTCTGGTTTGGGGCAATGCGCACCATCAGTCCAGGACGGTTTTTAGATGCCCGGGGTACGTAATAACCAATTGAGCGCGCCAGTCTGCCAGTGCGATATCCCGGACTTTCCCCCGGAGAAGAACGACCGCGACGCATCACCATCCGGCGGGCATCGCGCATATGCACCTGGCCTATTTTCACAAAGGCCTTGCGCATCTTGGCGCGGTTAAAAACGAGCTCTTTCGGTTGGTCGAAATCGACGTGCAGCAGCGGCTTAGCCATACATCTCTCCATCGCGCTCTACCGCGCCCAGCTCCTCGCATTCCATCAGCAGATAACGGCCAGCCGAGTTAAGATCGCGAAGGCGCTTAACCCGGTAAATATTGCCGCCATAAACCACTTCAAAGTCGGAAGTGATGCCCTGACGAAAGCGGATCGTGATGTAATGGGTAATGATGTCATCAGCCTGAATGGATTCGTGATAGGTTGTGGCCCCGACCTGCCGGACCTTTGCCCACACGTCATTTTCATTCTGATAAACCGGCTGTACGCCATAATCGGCTGCCGCCTGGTCTATGCGCTGCCGTAAGTGAATGCGCTTATTCAGTTCACCGGGATCGGGCAGCGTGAATACCGCGCTGGTATTAGATGACCGTAACTGCATATCAGTACCCCGACACGGGCAGGCGGCGTGAATAGAGGAGAAACTCAAACGCCTGAGGCGTCTCTGTCATTTCCAGTTCCGACACAGAACTGCGGTGTTCGTACCAGTGACTTACCAGCATTAGCAGAGCAAGTCGAATATCTTCGGTGATCACAATGCCGTCAGTATCAAGTGGGGCAATGTCGGCAATTGTTTTATAGAGGTTGCGGTTGAGGTAGGTCACCGCCTTCGCTTCAGCAGCCAGAGCAAAAAGCTCAAGAAGCTGATCCTCTGCAGTGAAATCGCTTTCCAGGCGGCACTGCAATTTGATTTCTTCGAGCGTCAGCAGCATGACCACGCCTTATTTTTTAGCTTTTTCCTTTGCTTCGGCATCTGCTTTGGCTTGCGCTTCAGCAGCGGCTTTAGCCTGAGCATCTTCTTCAGCCTTCGCTTTGGCTTCAGCCTCGGCATTAGCCTGTGCTTCGGCTTCTGCTTTGGCTTGCGCTTCAGCATCGGCTTTAGCCTGAGCATCTTCTTCAGCCTTCGCTTTGGCTTCAGCCTCGGCATTAGCCTGTGCTTCGGCTTCTGCTTTGGCTTGCGCTTCAGCATCGGCTTTAGCCTGAGCATCTTCTTCAGCCTTCGCTTTGGCTTCAGCCTCGGCATTAGCCTGTGCTTCGGCTTCTGCTTTGGCTTGCGCTTCAGCATCGGCTTTAGCCTTTGCTTCTGCATCGCCGTCATCATCGACTGAACGGGCATATTTAAGCTTGATGAGTTCACGACCGTGTTGCTCAGTCGTTTCAATAGTTTGACCTTCAGTTACGACCACACCATTAAAGTAATTCGGCTTTAACAGAATCAGTTTCATGAACGTACCCCTGATAAAGGCGGCACTCAGGCCGCCTGATTAGTTAGCTGGCTGCAGGAACGGTGAAGGTACCGTAGATGAATGCTTCAGGACGTTTAACCGCCAAAGCGAGACGCTCTTCACAACGGATTGAGATCATGTTTTTCTCAAAGTCGTCGGCGTTTTCGGTGGAGATAACGACGTTGGCATCTTCACGATCAAAGATTTGTGCACCGGCATTAAATGCGCCTGTCAGGAATTTGCCCTGGAATGCAGCCGCTTCGGTAGCCACGACAGGAAGACCCCAGAGGGTTGGCCCTGTCAGCGCCGCAGGATTCGCCAGGATATAGCGACCCAGCGTGTCTTTGGTCAATTCAATCTTGGCCCAGTCGATGAAATGCAGGACGTGACCCGAAGCCGGGAATCTCGCCAGTTGAGCCTGAAGCATGGCCAGGCGCAGATCGTCAATACCATTCTGACTTTCGACTGTAAATGCAGCGGCAAAATCTGAAGCCTGCGGAACGATACCTTCGAGATGGGCACCGGTACCGTCACCAAACAGAATTTCCTGCTCCTCAACGTACTTCAGACCGTAGCGCAGCTCTGCATCAATCGTTGACTGCAGTTGCGGCATATCATCCAGAATCTGCTTGGCCGCCTTAAACAGGTGAGCGATCGTGCGAACTGGCGTGATCTTCTCAGCAAACGCAATGTCGCTGTACGGCTTGGTCGTATTTTCAGCAACGGCAGCGGCTTTGTTGGTGAAACCGGTCTGCTGCACCCAGTAAATGGTGTTGGAAGCCGTACGGCCCGGCGCAATCAAATCACGAATAAACAGGCGCTGCTTTGGCTGGGTGTCGATACCAGGAAGGCGATCAGGCGCAACGATTTGACCAGGAACATCGACTGAAACCAGCGCTGCATTAACTGGAATACTGATGCGTTTATTACCTTCAACGCCAGCGGTGAAGGCTTTAAGCGCTTCAGATGAGACGACCTGACGACCCACGGTTTCAACAACTTTGGCCGCGTGGTTCATCGGCATCTGTGCGACGTGCTGTTCCAGCTCACCGAGTGATGCTTTCAGCGTTTTATTCGCCTCGTTAAGAGCGTTAAATTCAGTGGCGATTTTATCGACCGCCTCTTTTGTCTGGGCTGACAACTGACCAGAGTTCTTTGCTTCCTTAAGCGCATCTTCAGCCTTCGCGCTGAAGGTGCCTGAAACCTCTTCAAGCTTTGCAGATACTTTCTTAAGTAACTCATTTACATCTGACATGATGATTCCTTATTTGCCGAACGCGGCCAGCGCGTTTTGAAGTTGTTCAATACTTTCAGGGTTGATTTCGTCGGTAGCGCCCGGCATACCTTCAGGGGTGGCAGCAGCGCCTGGCTTGCTGCCGGTTAGTGCTTTGAGAAGTTTTCGACGTTCGGAACGGGGTGCATCGGTTTTAGCCAGCATCGCGTCCAGTTTGCGTAATGCAGCTGCGGGGCTGTCGTCGTCATCCGCAATTTCATCTGCAGAAAGAAGACGATCCGCAAATCCCTTATCAACAGCATCACTGCCGCCGATGTAAGTTTCTGCGTCCATCATTGCGTCGATAGTGGCGGTATCCAGCCCCGTGCGAGCGCCGTAAATATCGTTCATGGCTTTATCAAAAGGCACCATGTCAGCCGCAATCTGCTGCAGGTCGTGACGGTTGCCCATCGCATACACCCAGCAGTTATGGATCATCAGGAAGGCACCGCGACCAATCTGGACCTCATCACCGGCCATCGCGATGATCGAAGCAGCAGAAGCAGCGAGGCCCAGCACCTTGACGGTGACTTTTCCCTCGTACTCGCGCAGCAGGTTATAAATTGCCAGGCCTTCAAACATATCTCCGCCGGGCGAATTGATATTCACGGTCACATCAGCGCCGCCGATTGACCGGAGGGCAGCAGCAATGCGGCTGGCGGTAACTCCATCGCCGTACCAGTCAGCGCCAATGACGTCGAACACGGAAATGCTGTTGTCTGCCTGCTTCGCGGCTTTAATACCGCCGTTCCAGCGTTCCATTGCGGAGGACGGCAGATCGCGATTTTCGCGCGCAAAAGGCCGCCCCTCCGGCGCTGCCGGAAGACTTTTCAATGTCATGGGGGTTGCTCCTAAGCCGCTTGTTTAAGCGGTGACTGTTCTAAAGGAATGTCCGGGAAAACGGCATTGTGAACTTCGCGCAACAACGTAGCCCTTGCTTCAATGCTGTTTTTGCGCAAATCCTCAAGCGGGGTAAGGTTCAGTTGCACGGTGTAGATATCACCGCCTTCAATTGGTGGCAGATTCTCAAGGCGACGAACGTCATTACGTGACATCCAGCCGTTCTGAAGTGCTGTAGTGTAATAGGCGGAACGTCCGGCGCTGTCGGCGCGTAACAGCCCCTCAACGGAGAACTCAGCAAACAAATCTTCATCGCCGTTAAGCAGGCAGCGTGAAATTTCCTGCTCAATGTTAACCAGCATCGGGCGCAGCGTGTTGGTCAGGAACAGCAGGTTCATGCCCTCTACACTTGAAGCCCAACTGCTTTGTTTATCAACGTGGCCCACCATAAATGGCGGAACACGGAACCAGCGGCAGATTTCTTCAATGCTGAACGAGCGTGATTCAAGCATCTGAGCGTCTTCAGGGTTCAGCGTAATACCCTGATAGGACATATCGCCCTCCAGCACCATCACCTTTCCGGCATTTTTTGAACCAACGAACCGGTTAAGGTTTTCACGGTTCTTTTGGCGTTGCTCTTTTGTCAGCAGGTTCTTCGAGAGGAAGAAGCCGGAAGTCTGAATACCGTTTTCAAAAATCTTGGCAGCGGATTCTTCTACCGCCATTGCCGCCCCGAACACATCACGCCCGGTGCGCATCGGCATCATCCCGCAGACGCCATCTAGCCCGAAACCACGAATATGCATCATGTTCTTTACAGGAATGATGCGGGGTATGCCTTTTTCGGTGTAGGTATATTGCAGCTCACCGCTGTCGAGGCGTTCTACCTTCATACTCTGTGGAAGAAGTGGAACAAGCGAAACCAGCTTGGTGCCTATCATCTTTTTCTCAACGTAGGCGTTGCCCCGCAGACAGATACTGGCAACCACCATCAGCATAAATCGTGACGGTGTCATTTCACTGTTTGGGCGGCGGCAAAGCAGCTGATAGGCCGGATGATTCAGAGCAAGCTTGCGGGAACCATCGGCAGCGCGTTCATAAACCTTCATGGGTAGGGTTGAAACCGACTCACTGAGTAGTCGAACACATGCCCAGACTGAAGCCAGCGCCAGCGCTTTCTCAGCTGTCACTACTTTTCCGCTACTACTGGTGCCGTACCATTCCTGCCAGAAAGCAGCATCGTTAAGCCCAATGGACTCGCCAAGCCAGTTAACAATCGCGCTTTTAATGCGGCCCGGCTGTTTCTTTTGCTTCATCAGATACCTACCATAATCGGGTCGTCAAAAAAGTCATCGGGGTCGCCACTGTCTACCAGCACTGCATCCTCAGCCGCACCGATTGCCATTGCAGACGCCACCACGCCATCAATTCGACCAGTGCTTTTCTTTTTGGCAAAGATACGGTTGTCCTTCTGATCTGCCTCAAGCACTGCAGAGGCAGCGTTCCAGCGCAGGCAGGGATTAGGCCGTATAACTAGAACCCGGTTATTGAGGTGTTCCTCAAACAACTCGATAGAGCGCGGCATCCAGAGTCCGGATTCCTGGGCCTTATAAAAGCCCTGACCGTGCGGAACAAGGTCAACGCTCACAGACTCGCTTTCGAGTTCGGGCTCCAGATACTTAATGCGATACTGGTCAAACGCGATGCACTTAATGTCATATCTGGCCGCCAACTCTCCAATTCGTACCGCTACAAAGCCGTAGTTAACCGCCTTCCCCGGTGGTGCATGGATGAAGCCGTTACGCAACCAGGCGTCATAGGGAACATGGTCCGTTTTGGCGCGCTCAAGCAGTGAGTCTTTAGGGGTCCAGAATTCGACTAAAAGCTTTTTGGATTTCGGGAAGTAAAGCGCCAGTGCCGTCAGGTCACGAGAACCTGACAGGTCCAGCCCCCCGTAACACTCTTCTCCCGCCAAATCTGCGGGATCAAAGTCCTGTTCGCAGTTCATCCAGGTGTCGCTGTCAATCCAAGGATCGGACGCTTCCACCCACTGACAGAAGTTAAGGCGGCGCACGATGCTCTCTTTCGAAGGCATTCCGCGCGCCTGCGTCACCTGCTCACGCAGATATTTATCCGTGAATGTTTGCCCCAGTGAGGGGTTAGCTTTCCCCCAGCAGGATTCATCTTTGAACGGGTCGTCGCCCTCATCCAGCGAACAGATGAAGCTGAAAAAGCTGTCATCAACGAGGTCACCGGCTGCAACCTTGCGACCGTACTCGTGATACTCATAACAGACGCTGGTCTTATCGTGGCCACTGTTGGTGATGAGGAACATCAGAGCCTGACGACGGCCCTTGGTCCCGGCGCGCATCATCTCAACAACGGCGTTTGTTTTGTGCTCATGGACCTCGTCGATCAACGCGCCGTGAGGGCGCGGGCCTGACTGACCATCATCGGAGCTGATCGGTTTGAAGAAAGAGCCTGTCTGCAAGAACGCGAGATTCCAAACATTCAGCCCGGTGCCGGATTTGGTGATGCGCTGCGCCAGCGCGGGCGACTGATCGACCATCGTTACCGCATCGCGAAACAGGATCATCGCCTGGTCTTTTTTTGTGGCCGCCGCATATACTTCGGCGCGTGGCTCCTTGTCTGCCATCAGAAGGTAAAGGCCAACACCGCCAGCAAGAGGCGACTTGCCTGAACCCTTACCTGATTCTATGTAGCTCATGCGAAAGCGGCGCGTGCCGTCCTCCGCTTTCCAGCCAAAGAGAGAACCCACAATGAAACACTGCCATGGCAGCAGGATAAACGGTTTTCCCTCATGCTCACCGCCGTTAAGCTTCAGAACCTGAGCGAAGAAATTAACGACGCGAGTGACGGCTTCAACATCCCAAAACAGTCCGCGCTCAGGCCCTTCTTCTAAATCCCGAAGGTGCCGTGCGCATGCAGCGCGAATATCCGGGCCCGCTATGACTGAGCCGCTGGTAACGTCCATGGCATATTGTGTAGCTGGATCAACCGAAGAACTGGTTGAGCGGGTCTTCTTCTTTTTCTCCACCATCAGCATTTACCTTTGACCGGGCAGCCGGTGTAAGGCCGAACTCCACCAGATAACTTTTGAACCGGCGATCCACATCCGCCAGCATGGCGACAGCCGGGTTTGCTTTAATCAAAAAATCACCCATCTGGGTTTTAGTCGTATAGGTGCGCCCTTCGATATCGACTATCTGGCGCAATTGCAGAATTTCTGCATAAAGATCGCAGAGCCGTTCGAGCGCAAGTGTATCCGCAACCGTGAGCACGCCCATCCCGTCCAGCAGAACGGTGAGCTTTCCCCAGGCTGTTTTACCCCAGTCGGTCAGATGTGATGGAGGGCTTGGAATTTCCCGGGCGGGCTTCGGCTCTTTTTTATTGAGCGCGCGCTTGCCGGGATTCCCTGTAACAACTTTCAGATGGGTAGGTTTTGGTCGTCTTCCGGCCATAAAAACCTCCCAGAAAAAAACTTTTCATTTCGCGGTTGTGCATAAAAAGGGGGGCGGGCGGTCAGGAAGGCGATGTACCCTGAACATTTACCCCGCCCCTCCTCCGTCTGATGTTAAATTTTTGCACCATTTTTGTGCCACCTTCATTCAAACGATATTGATTATCATTTGTGCCAGTGGGATGACGGGTCAAGAGGCATGCCATTCTCATCGCACCCGATGACATGCCCACGCTTCTCTTCACGCTGCTTCGTTGAATCATGATGCTGCTTGCACAATGGCTGCCAGTTGCCTTTGTCCCAGAACAGCTTCTGAGCCTTAACAACCTCCTCCTGCTTGCCACCGTTGAGCGCCTCTTTCAAACGGTGAGGTTTGATGTGGTCGACCACAGTGGCGGCAACCGCGCGGCCCTGTCGGTGACACATTACGCAGATAGGGTGCGACCTGAGAAATGAAAGCCTGGCCTTATCCCACCGACTGTTATATATGCGCGGTTCAGCCATTTGAAAGTTCCTCGGTGAAGATCGAATAAAACTGTTTTACAAAAATAAAGTCATCAACCATCAGTAAGTTGTTTATTTTGATAGCGCATTAAACTTCAAAATTAAAAAACCGCCTTTAGGCGGTTCAGTCATCAGAATTTCAGCTTTTCGAAAGCCTCTAAAGCTAGGATTCTATTTTCTTCCTCTAACCTACCTTTAGCTTGTTTAGCTTTTTGTTCCTGATCATGCGCTTTAATGAGCTGTATTTCAGCTTCCTCACATAATTTATTCAGGAAGTTGACCTGCCCCTGAATTTCTTCAACAAGGCATTCAACGATGACATATTTACCTCTTAGGGAAACCTCTCGCTTCTCTGGAGAGATTGAATTTTTGTGTAACTTTAAAAACATATCTGCCCAATAATTATTAGGTACATAGTCTAAAACTAGATACCGTTGGGCCAATCCATTCTCCGTACTGCTCAGCAACTTATCAATACCCACTAGTTTCATGGTTGAATACCTCTAAAATGAAAACAACCAAATTACAGCCAACGTGGATGTTATTGAAGCACTTTTTAAGTTTTTACAGCATACTTATTCTATCTGTTCCCTTCGATTTTCCGAACTGCAGCCCTATCAATATTGCACTGCTCAACCAACCCATATAGCACCACGTTCAACTCAACCGAATCGCCATAACTCATCGCGCTAGCGGGCTCCGGTGCCTTTATCGGGCTGGTCAGTTCCGCTGGAAGATTTAACCGGGGCTGCTTTATCGTCCTGTACTCCACTTGCTGACTTCGCTGCGTCTCGCAACCGCTTAACAGCATCAGCAGGAACAGGAGCGGCAGCGTTTTTATCAGCCGCAAGGTATTGCTTGATTTCATTCTGGAGTTTCCGGTTCTGCTCTGCTGTTACCGCTCGCTGGTCTGCTACCTGCCCCATCACTTCGTTTTGCTTCTTTACCGCTGTAACGAGGTCGTTAACGCTGGAAGCCAGGTCATCGTTTTTAGAGCGAAGGTCGTTTATCTGGTCGTCTTTACTGTTTGATAACTTTTCCAGCCGGTCGTTTGTCGCGGTCAGCTGTGAGTTACGGGCGTTAAGCCCCCAAAGGCAGACGCAGATAAGGCCAATGAAAATGACGTGTGAATAGTTTCGGATAAAGCCGATTACGTTGAGCATAGAATCCCCTTAGCTTTGAGTAAGCGGGTGATCCTGTCGTCCAGGCCGTTAGTTCCACCGTTAATAACTCTGGTGATGCGGGTAACATCATCAGTGTCAGCCAGTTCGTTTAATCCGTGATTCTTCCACCATGCCGCCGCTGACATTGCGGCCTGCATCGGTTCTTTCAGCAAATCAGGGTTCGCCACCACATCAGCGCTTAACTGCCCGGCCAGCGCCGCGTAGTTTGCTCTGCCCGTGATCTGGATAAGACCGCGACCGCGATAACGGTATCCATCACCCGAAGCCACATCACCATTACCATTGCGGTTGGCGTAAATGAAGTTAGCAATCATCTTCTGGTTTGCCGGGTGCGCGGTGTTGCGTCCATAGGCATTAGCCTGCGCCGCAGTAATGCGCCTGCCAAACATCGCGGTGAGCGCGTTCTCGCTGTAATTGAGTCCTTCCTCGGTTTTAGTAAATCCTGCCGATTCATGACCAACCTGAGCCAGAAAGTGAGCCTTACGTAATGCCGTGGTGATGCCAAATGCTGCCATGCTGGCTGAGATGCGCGGAAACCACGTATCACGCTGGGCATCAGTTACGCCAGTAGCCTTCTGAAAATTACTGGGTGTCAGCATTGCCATCCCCTATGCGCTTATCAATGAACCGGCGCAGCTTTGATGAAAGCCAGTCAACGCCGAGAAATCCAAGGAACACAGCCGCAACCTGCGTTGTGCCCTCGCTGAAATTCCAGTTGAAGACAGAACCAAGCACCTGCAGCGTTGGCTGGAGAAAGAATGCGAAGAGGCTGCACATTGCCGCATCAAGCAAACGTCTTGGCCATGTGTCTTTGCCGATGTAAGTGGCGCGTAGTATGGCCATCACTCCAGCTAGAGCTGCATAACCTGATTCGTTTTTGTGGGCGTACAGCCATGCAAGCAGGCTTGCCCATAAGCCTGGATCTTTGTCTGGCATGCGCTTCATCCTCACCTCCAGTAGTTGGCAGGTGCTGTCTATGGTCTCTTAAATGAAATTGCGCTCCGCCACAGCTTAAAGTAAGCGTGGTTTGCAGTGATTGGCGGGCGCAAAAACGAAAAAGGCTCGCCGAAGCGAGCCCTTATATACGTGAATTTGGAATTGCTATGCCGGGTGCCTCCCGGTGATAAGTACCAGCCAATACTTACCGCTTGAGACCGATCTTGGGAGTAAAGCTGACGCCCCTCCGCATAGGGGGATTCATAGCAACATTGTCATATTAGCAGGTTGCCGGAACGCCGGGTGCCTCCCGGTGAACGAAGTACAGCCACCTTCGTCCGCAAACTTGCGCTGGTTCTTGGCTGATGCCCCGCCGCTTAGGGGGATTCGCTCCGACTTTGAAAATGTCTGCGGTGCCGGGTGCCTCCCGGTATACCTGCCATCTGAAACAGGTATGTCGGCTCACAACTCTTGGAATAGCTCAGATTTGACCCCGTCGCATAGAGGGATTCACCGCATTGATAACAATCTAGAACATAAGATAAAAATAATAAACCCTGACGCATTACGCGATAGTTTCTTGCCCCGTCGAGCACAGGGTTAAGCTGATCTCACGTAATCGCAAAACTGCGCATTTTTGAGATTTGGTGCACCACCGGGTATTCGAACCCCGAACCAGCGGATTAGAACTCCGATGCTCTATCCGTTGAGCTAATGGCGCAAATAAAAAACGCCCGTAAGCTGGTGAGGCTCCGGGCGCTTTAATTATTCACAGCTTTTGCAACTGAATTCTTGAAGATAAGCAGTACATCACAGTACCGAGTCTTATCACATTACCAATGATTTTGCGGACCGCGATAATGTTTTTTGAGTTATTTTTTTCGGCTCTAATTCAGGGTCCATTTCGAGACGAACATCAAGCCACGCAAGACAGCCTTCAAGGAAGCCTTCAGCCATCTGGACCTGAATACGGATCATCTTCTCATCGCATTTAGCGCGCTGAGCCAGCTTGCGTTTGGAGATATTGTAGAAGTAATGCAGCACAATAAGTTCGTGCTCATCGGGGCGGCGGGTGCGTAGCTTAGCCAGGCATGACTCAATAACCAGTCCATCGTCATCAGTGCACGACAGGGTTAGCTTTGAATCCTGTGGCAGCAAGCCTTTAAATCCTGCTGCGATTGGTGAGTAATCTACGCCGCTACGGTCTGAGCGAGCCCAACCCGCCCAGCGTTCTAATACCTGTGACATGTCACGCATATATTTTCCTCCACGCTTTAATTTTACCCAACCACGCCGACTGCAATCGAGTGATCGAGAAACCTGAAAAGCAGTTCTAACTGACTGCCATATTTTTCTTCGAATGCCTTTGGATCACGGTGCAGCTCATCGTGATGCGCCCTGCAAAGCGGTATCACAAATAAATCATGCGCCTTCGTTCCCATTCCTCCCTGTCCGTGCCCAATGATGTGGTGCGGGTCGTCTGCTGGCTTGTTGCAGCATGCGCATGGCTGCGCTTTAACCCACCGCGTGTACTTCTCATTGGTCCAGCGTAACCGCTTTGGCCTCGCCATATATGACTGTGGCGATTCCGGGTTGATGCCTATGGTCAGCACCTGCTTAACCACCTCAGCCACTTCCTGAATCACCTCCTGCGCCGAGGGTGCCGGGTTAATCATCGCTTCAGGCATTGGCCCGGTATCGGCAATCAGCTGTGGCATGCGCAGCACGCGGCGGGCATGCGACTCCGGTATCAAGTCGATTACGCCATTCAGACAGGCCCACCAGCACAACTCTGGCAGCGTCATCTGATGGTCCGAACCTAACCCCATCTGGATGCATGCCGACTCGATAATCCACCTTGCCAGATTGCCTGCCGCTACTGATTCCAGGATACCAGGTAGACCGTTAGAACGACAGTAATTGTCGCAGGAATAACACAGGCAGAGACTCCCGTAATCGGTCCGCAGGGTAGTGTAATGCGCATGGTGATAAATATCCTTTTTCTCAAACTGGCAGGTGCCAATTCTTTGCACCCACGCATCATGTGCATCCATTCCACCAGCAGCGGCGATCACCTTCTTATCGGCGAAGAAGTCTTTCAGGGTTGGCTCATCCAGTAGCGGCTGGCTGCTGTCGTTGATTAAGCCTGCTGGAAGGTGTGACATGTCACGGGGAATTGTGCAGACCATGACGCGTTCACGAAACATTGGTATGAGTTCGCGACCGGGCTTTAGCAACACAATCCCGGTCTTCATGGCAACATCAGGTGTGAATATCGCCCTCATGCGGCCACCGCCTGATATTCACTGATCGTCACTTCCGACCTGCCGCCTTTTACGACTTCGCCCCACTCTACAGTGAATCTTTTCACCTGCTTGTCATCCAGCCAGATTCCGGCGTGCGTCATGCTGTCGAATAGCGCTTTCAGGTAATTATCAAGGTCGCGTGACTGCCGTGATGGAGGGTACAGGATGACTGATACCTCTACGCCAACTGTAATCGGCTTTGGCCTGCGTTTCAGTTGCTGATACACCGCTGCAATAGCGTTGGATCGGAAAGAGCGCCCGGAGGCGCTGATTAATACTCCTTTACTGGTATTTCTCCAGTAAGTGTTTACGGATGGAGGGAATGGCAGAGTTAATTTCATCGGCTCTCCTAAACCGCCAATGGCAGCTGAATGCTGAACCGGTCACGCTGCTCGCAGTAGTCGAGTGAGCCGGGGCTGTTGTGTGATTCGATACGCTCTACCATCAGGGCTGCGCGGGTCTCTTTTGAGGCTGGGGCATAAGCACCTTTCCACGCCTTATCGATGCCGATGTTCCTGGCTACGTTGGTGCTGTCGGCGCTGGCCAGCGGTAGCTTTGTGAAAATTTCAGGATTGAGCATGCGTAAACCATGCAACTTAGCGATGGGCTGACCATTGCTGTCGGTTACGTGGCGGATCAGGTCTTTCATGCGGGTCACAGCACGTGTTGGTGTTTTCACGTCATATTCGCCACAACTTCCGATGGCCACGCGTGGGTATTCATTGCAGAGGCGGATGAAGCGATCATCGCTCTCGTTCATGTGCCAGACCGGAACTCCGTAAAAATCACCGTGTGGCCATTCGTCAAGGAGCGCCTCGTTCTCAGCTTCACCGCCGTCGATTACGTCAGGAATGATTGCGAAATCAAAGCCAGGGTGATTTTTCCAGCAAGCTACGAAGTCGTAATAGTCGGCCCAGTCGATTTTATTGCGCCCTGCTGCCTTCCACGCTGTGAACGCGCCATTGTCCAAAGCGAACGACTGGCAGTTCTCAGCGGCGAGATTTATCTGGCTCGCATGGGCAAAAGAGATAAACGCGTGACGGGCTTTCCATGCGCGAATGGCGCATGTATCAGGTGTAATCGGCCCACCGTGATAATGAATCATGCCACCCTCCCGGCGATCAGTTGCACGCTGCTGTCACACTGGTTGCCCCAGCAATCCCAGCCATCGGCGGCGGTTCGCGCAAACAGCTCAATGCGGGACACGTCACCATAAAGTTGCTCCAGACGGTTTCTCACTTCCCACGGCTTAGCGCTGTGCTCTCCAAGGCAGGAATAAACAACCTGCTTTACCGATGCGCTGGCGCGTTCCAGTCCGGTACCGCGTGTCGCTATCAGCACATCCTCTGTGTTGCTGCGGGTGTGGTTGCCGCCGTTCATGCGGGTCTCTGAGTTAAGCAGGTCCAGCAAGTCAGTGAAGTCGTGGATTGTCTGCTCGGTGAGAGCGCGGTTTACGCGCTGCTCTGCCAGTTGATTCAGCTTCACCCATGTAAAGCCCTTCATGGTGCGCACGCGGTAGCCCCATGCTTCAGCCAGTTCGCGAGCTTCCAGGTTGTGAGTGCCGGTGTACCACATAGCCAACACCGAGTTTTCCTCACCCAGCGCCCACACGGGCAGGCGCTTAAGGTCAGCCATGGTCATCGTGCTGTAGTGGTTCTTTGCTGCACCGTTGCTGATTTTGTTGCCGTATTCCCATGGAGGATCGGCGTAGATGAGTTGGTATGGCATTACGCGTCCTCCTTGGTCTGGCTTGAGCGGTACTCTTCAAGAATGGCGAGCACTTCGAATTCGACCTGTTGAGACAATTCAAGCGCTGAAGCATCACCGTGGGGAAAACTCTCAGCGCCAGCCAGCAACTCAACCAGACGGCGGGCACGTGTGGCGCTAAATTGTGGGATTGCTGCGGCGCGGGTCAGTTTCTTCTTACCGCTGGCCTTGGCCTTTGCCAGTCCCTCTGCGGCAATCGTTCCTGCTTTGGCTCCATGTTCGCGGGATAGTGCAACGGCGGTGGTCGCGGCGACTTCATTACGCTTCACCATGCCAATCAGCTCATCGCCTGTAGTCAGAAGTGCGAGGTGGTGATCAACGTCAGCAACTGAGCGCTTCACCTTCTTCGCGATTTCAGCTGGCTCCAATCCCTGATTGATCAGGCGCTGGTAAGCTGCTGCGCGTTCCAGTGGCTCCAGTGCGCGGCCCTGACTGCTGGTTACCATGTAGGCAATGCGGTCAGCTTCGTTGCCAACAAAGTCTTTGCACTCAAGACGGATAGCGTAGCCCGCTTCCTGTGCCAGCTTCGCGCCGTTCCAACGGTGGTGACCGTCGATAACCTTCACGCCCTGTCCTGTCACCTGAACGGTCAGCGGCGGGACATGCTCACCGGCAATGTATGCATCGCGGAATTCTTCGACGTGGGTCTGATCGATCTCCCGGACGTTGTTACCGGGTTCGATGTACAGCTCATCAACGCCCAGCAGGTAAGTTTTACGCACCGTGATGTTGGTGTTGCTGTCGTCTTTGTTTTTGTATACCTGAAGTAAATTGCTCATGCTTTGTGAAACTCCCACGCCAGATAAATAATCAAACCGATGGTCATCGAAATCGAAACTCGTGCCCCGAGGTAAAACTCTGCGTTGCGCATGAAGTGCGCTTTTATTGCCCTCATCGGCTTCGGCTCCGTTTTTCCGGAAACTCAGGCTCCGGTTTGGGTGCCAGGCTGTTGCCTCGCTTGATGCACTGCGCACGGCAGATAATCGCTTTCTGACGGAGTCCGGGGCGCTGGGTGGCGTCATGGGCCTCAAGCCATACACGCGCTGCGCGGTACCAAAGATTCCGGTCCTGCAGGCCGATAGCCTGGTCGCTCAGGGTGGCGTAAACCTCATCACAATCACCAATCTGTTCAGCGGCATAGTAGCGGGCCTCGGCGTCATACCAGACATCACCTGTTGCAGTCAGAGCTTGCAGTGAGTTCTTAACGGTGCTGAAGGTGCGTCCAATTGCATCGGCAATCTGACCGGGCTTCTGGCCGCTATGCAGCATGAGATGGGTGAGTATCAAAGTTTCTGTGTTCATGGTTATGCCCCCTTCCAGCCGTCAGGAATTTCATAGTCAGTACTTGCCGTATCGTTAACGTTGCGCTGGCCACCAGCAGGGCTGAGCTTGATTGAGAGTTCATCCCACTTCTCACGCAGCTTTGATGGGCTAAGAACGTTGCGGCACCAGAACGGGTCACGCTGGACTCGGCTGAACAACTCGCAAATCTGACGATGGGTGCGACCATCACGGCTGCACATCAGGCGCACTTCGTTGGCCCAATCAGCCCAGTTCGGATCTTTAGGCTTACTGACTTCGCCATCTGCTTCAGCGGCTTTCTCGTACATGCTGGAAATGCGGGACCAAATCCATTTGGCGCAGATCAGGTCTTCTTCAGATCCCCATTGACGTTTTGACGGATTACTTACTGCTGCATCAGGACGAACATCACTCAACGTGTCGGGTTTCGCAGAAACCTGACGAGAGTCTTTACCTGTAATCTCTGTAGTATTCTCTGTTGTATTCTCTGTAAGAACAGGGCGTTTTGCCCCGATGGATGAGGGCAGATTGCCACCCATCGATGGTGGTGTTTTTGCACTGTTCGATGAGGTGGAATTTGCACTACTCGATGAGGGCAAATTGCACTCATCGGTTAAAAGTGGGTTTTCGTAATTAATCGCATAGAAGTTAGTGCGATCATGTTTGGACTTATTCCACTGCTCCACATGAATCAGCTCATGCCTTTTCAAGCTGTTAAGAGCGCGTTTAACCGTGTCCGATGACCAGAACGGAAATTGCTCATTCCACTGCTCGTGAGTGTTGTAAACCCATTTACGCCCTGCCTTCTCAACGCCTGATGGTGTGTCTTCCAGCCAGTAACAAATCTGCTGAAGCACGATAGCCTCATTCAGACCAATACGGCAGGCAAGCAAAGGGCTAACCACCAGCGGTTTCACTTTCAGAAGTAAGCTCATCTGGTGCCTCTATTTCCCGAAAATGGCGCTTGAACTGGATGAGAGGACAGAAGCACTCACCATGTTCATAACCGGTCCGAAGGTAGATAACCCGGCTTGATTCAGGCTCCCAGCGGATAACTCGGACGGATATACCTCGTTTGTCGGTGAACCACCGGTCGAGAACTCGCATGGCTGCTCTCCCAATTCATTGGTGATGTCACCCACAGTTGCTGAAGGTTTGATGTGGTTGATTGGAACCCACACCCCGTTTACCATCTGCACATACCGATACACATCGGTAATGCCATGCAGCGGGAGGCAACGCATTTGCGGAAAAGCCTGTTGTCTGGTTAAATTGCTCATGCTGATTTATCTCCACGTTCTCCACGCTGGATATTGATCGCGACAGAACGCTCTGGGCTGCAACCCGGGGCGTTCGCCTTTTCTGGCTGGCAGAAAGTGCGATAGAGTAAGGTCAGGTGCTGTTGCCACTTAGCCATTACCTGATAGCTGTTCTCTTCGATACGCTCACGCTCTGAGTGATCAATCTCTCCATCTGCGGTCGCTTCACGAAGGTAAGCTGTGTGCTTGCCAATCCATTCGATGGTTTCCATCAGGCGATCATTGATATCGGCGTTATCAACCTCTTCAAGGTCCACCAGCGGGACGTTCACGCTGTTGCTGTTGCGAGATACGGCGTCAGCAATGTACTTTGTGCCGCTGGCCTGCTGCAGAAGCATTGCCCAGCCGATTGGGAACATCTGATCGCCATCCACACGCAGACGGTTGAAAAGCATGTTTTCCGAAACACCAAGCCAGTCAGCTGCGCCAGCGTACCCGCCAGGCATCTCCGTTATGGTTTTCTTAATAGCCGCCACCATCCAAGCTGGTTGCTTATCGATTTGTGATTCTGGTTTACCCACTGTCATACCCCTTCTACTGTGGTTATTTTAAAGCCGCCGGTGCGTTATTCTTTGCATATAGGCTTGGGTCATACTTAAGTTTGCCTTTCGTAATTCGCTCAATAACGAAGGCTTGTTTTTCCGGAATTACATCTCCCCATCGGCAAACAGCTGGGTGAGAAATTTTTAAGGCAATTGCGGTTTTAGATATGCCGCCAAAGTGCGCTACAACGATTTGTTTAAGCATTTTTCCCCTCCTTCACATAATGGATAATAAGGTAACTAAAGGTACACACAAAAGCAAACAAAAGTTACATTGCTTTTGGGTAACATTGGTTACATGAAAACAGAGATGAAAGACCGCATAAGATCTAGAAGGCTGCAGCTGAATCTGACCCAAGATGCTTTGGCAAAGGCGCTTGGTATAAGTCGCGTATCAGTCACTAAATGGGAAAACGGGACTACAAAACCTGACGGAGAAAACCTCCACAGGTTGGCTAAGATTTTACAAACCAGTCCTGAATGGCTGCTTTACTCGAAAGATGCCACTCAGGAAGATGACATTAAAATTGCCCCATACATCAAAAAACCAATTGGTGTGCCCATAATTTCTGCTGTCCAGGCGGGTCTTTGGACGGATAGCTATGCAAGTTCAAGGTTGAGCGACGTGTTGAGTTGGACCCATACTACCAGTGATGTTTCTGATGAAGTTTTCGGCTTGATCGTTAGAGGGGAGTCGATGACAAACCCTAACGGCCTGCCCTCAATACCTGAGGGATCTGTAGTAATCGTTGAACCAAACTTTGGGCAGATAGACGACCTTTACGGGAAAATTGTTGTAGCCATTCTGGATGGCTCATCAGAAGCCACGGTTAAGAAGCTGGTGTGGGATAGCCCGAACGCATACCTGATGCCTTTGAACCCCATGTTTAAGCCGATATCGATAGACGGAAATTGCCGAATAATTGGCAAGGTTGTTCAAGTTACTCAGAACCTATAGTTACATCAAGCCGCTCTTCGCGGCTTTTTTTTGCTCCTGAATGTAACTAAAGGTACAAACAGTATTGACAGCAAAGGTAACTAAAGGTACTTTTAATCCATCAACAGCGAACAGGCAGGACGCCCACGAAGTAGCCGCCCGAGGCATATGAATATCGGGATGATTCGCTTAAGCGTGGTTTTGCGGAGGTTGTCAGGTGAGTAAATTGCCAATGATGGTCAAGCAGATGGCGGCTACAAGCATCGGGGATTTGATTACGTTTCTTAAGCTTTTCCCAAATGCTGAACTGATCTGTGATGCAGATACTGGTGTTCTGAGTGTTGAGCTGGAAGAAGTACAAATGCCCTCCAAGGGTCCGTTTTAAAGGCTGTGTGTAGTGGAATGAGAGATGTTGTTTTACTTTGGCGGTCTCTCCGGGGCTTTCACCCTTATCAGGAGAGTGAAGATAGTGTTCGACCGGGGTGACCGCCTCTTTTTCACAACGTTGAGAGCATTTGGTGGGCGTACTCTGGCGCGCCATAAGAGGCACTAAGTGCTCTCAACGTTGTGGTGAATGCGGCTATGCGCTCGCGGTGAACTGATACCAACTTTCATGCGGTCAGTTGGTGCTACAAGTCTAAGTCACCGCTCTGGTGCTTGTCAGTTCAGCCAGAGCACCGGGAGGCACCCGGCACCGCAATACCTTTCATAGCGTGGAGTTAACCGGCTGCAGGTTTTGCAGAACCTGCCAGCCAATTTTATGAATCCCTCAGTGATTTATTGCCATCTACGGCAAGGGATTCGTGCAACCAAAAAACAGCGTGGAGGTCATTAAATGACTTGGATTTGCACCAACAGCCAGAAGCATTTCAGCTTCGTTGATCCGGTTCGTGAGGCTATCTGCATTGAAGATATCGCCTGTGCCTTATCAAACATTTGCCGTTTCACTGGTCACCTCGATCAGTTCTACAGCGATGCTCAGCACTCAGTTCTCTGCAGCAAGCTTGTGCCGGCTAAGTTCGCCTTCGAAGCGCTCATGCACGATGCAGCCGAGGCTTACATAAACGATATCGCTGCTCCGTTAAAAGCAATGCTTCCCGATTACAAAGTGATTGAGCACCGCGTTGAGATGGCCATTCGCCACAACTTCAATATTCCGGTCCGCAAGTCTGAATGCGTTAAGCACGCTGACATGGTCATGCTGGCTACCGAGCGCCGCGACTTTGATTTGGATGACGGAACTATATGGCCATGTCTGGAAGGCATCACCCCCGCTGAGTTTGTCATCTTCCCACTGACGCCAAAGCAGGCGCGTGCGGAATTCCTCAACCGTTTTGATGAGCTGTGGAGAGAGCACAATGAAACATTCGCGTGATCACATCACTGTAGGCATCGTCACCCTGCCCTACAGCATCATCCTGGCGGGTTGGATCATGCCTGACGGATCAGTTATCCATAACCCTGTGGCAGCACAGAACGCAGCTGAGCGACTGAATAGCGCTCACCGTACATTTCACTAAGGGCCACCAGCATGACTAATCAACAATCAAACAAAGAACTGGTGAAAGCAGGTCACGCATTCGCTGCTGCTATGAGCATGGACACGCCAATCATCGTAATCGCAAAGATGGTCACCGAGTTGGCTAACCGTCTCGATGTTTCCAATGCTCGTGCCAATGTAATGGCTGCTGAAGTGCTGCGCATCAACAGTGTTCTTCCTGACGCGATTACAGCTTTGCAGAAGACAGATGCTGATATCGGCCTGATTGATGAAATCAATGTTGCACTAGCTACCCCTGCTTGCGACCAATGGATTCGTGTTATGCGTAGCGAGGCGCTCGGTGAAGCTAAGCGGATGATTGGCATTTTAGCTAACCACCAGCAGCCCGGTATTGCTCACGCAATAAACATCATCTCTCAGATGGAAATGGATTTGCTGCGCTCACGACCTAACTTGCAGGTGGTGTCATGAACATTCAAAAGAAACCAAATGTTGTCATGTACGAATCTGACGAAGCGGCAAGCATTCAGACCGTTACCGGTTGGGTTGATCGTAATGGTCGCTTCTGGGGAAATGATGAGCACATGGCGCGCTACTGCGGCAGTACTCACCGCATTTGCTCTAAAAACCCCGTACATGGTTCGCACGCGAGCAATGGTTGGTGTGATAAATGCTGGCAAGAAAGTCGCCTTAAGCAGTTCCAGTCTCTGGAGAGAAAGCCGTGGGCCGGTGAGCCGTTGGTGATTTTCGATGACGATAAATACTTCTTCGACGCAGAATCTTTAGTTGACCATTGCCAGGAACACAACGTGCTTCCTTCGGAGCTGAAATTACTAATCTGCGAACCGAATTACCCGCGCGAAATCGACATGAATGATCACTGCGAAGAAATCATTCCTGACGGCGGTGATCATCACGATATACCCGAAGCAATCTGGCTCGCAGCAGAAGCGTTGAACAAAGCTATTCGTGAAAGTGAACCTGTTTCATGGCAAGGCGGAAAGTACGCTGCCATCGTTTCTGACGACATGCTGACTGATGATCAGAAAGCAGAGTTGTTCGCTGAGCGCGCCGCAGCGGCTAAGTGTGGCGACAATGCGTGAACGTGGAATGATTTTCAACGGCGAAATGGTTCGTGCAGTTCTGGAAGGCAGGAAGACGCAGACGCGGCGCATGTTGTCGCCTCGCCAACTCAAGATGATCGATGCTGCCGCCAGCATTGGTGAGTGCTATCCACTTGAGTCCGGCCACCAGCACGCAAACAGTCAGAGCTATTACCGTGAATGTTGCCCGTTCGGTGCAGTAGGTGATCGCCTGTGGGTGCGTGAGACGTGGCAGGTCGCGCGCGAAACTAGTGATGCTGAAACTGGTAGCGAGTACGACGTATTCCCATGGGATTCTGAATTGTTTGGTGACCCGCATGAGCATCTAAATGGTAGCGCCCGGTTTGGTATTAAGGCTGGGCTTTTCTACGCGGCTAATGGAAGGATTCCAATCCAAGCGTCTTCTACGACTGCATTGGTTTAGGTGGGAAACTGCTTTCAGAAAAAGAAATCCCTTGGCGTCCATCCATCCACATGCCGCGCTGGGCTTCCCGCATAACGCTGGAGATTACCGGCGTTCGTGTGGAGCGGTTGCAGGATAACAGTGAGGAAGATGCAAAATCAGAAGGTGCGCCAACTGAATGTTGCGTTATCGGTGATAAGCACTTCCTCGGTTTCCATAGCCTGTGGCGATCTATCTACGGAGAGGAAAGCTGGCAGGCTAACCCGTGGGTGTGGGTGATTGAGTTTAAGCGCGTGGAGGGTGAGTGATGCGTTACGAAGATTTCAAACAAGTTCGTCTGCGCTTCATTGAGGCGATGATGATTACCAGCGGTGCTATCAATCGGTCTGACATAACTAGCATGTTTGGTGTCACCGAGCCTACAGCTACGCGGGATTTAAGGGCTTACCGTGAGCTGAACCCGGCGATTGCACTCAACCACGCAACGAAGCGTTGGGAAACAACGAGCGATTTTGAGCCAACGCCGGGGTTGCTGGCATTGGATTCAGATGACTATATCCAATTTGTAGAAGCTGTATTTCTTAACGGAGCTTCTGATGGCAAGGAGCCAACCAATGAACAGTAATCAGTTGCCGGAGAAGGCTAAGCGCGGTAAGCGACCATTTGAACAATATTATTATTCAAGTAGTGCTCCTGACCTGGAAATGAACAGAGCAGAAGCTCAAATTTGGAATCGTTGCATTGATGATATGGCTGCGCTCATTCAGCAACCTGTAAGCCATCGTTACAAGTTTCCTGATGGTTGGAAGCTGGTACCAATCGAGCCAACTGAAGACATGATAATTCGTGGTTTCGAATCAAAACCTGATGAGTTCTGGAGCGCACCTGAGGAATGGGCTGCATATGAAGATATGAGCGGATGTCAGCAGGCGGCGCACTGTGCATTGCTTTGCTGGCAGGCTATGTTAGCAGCAGCGCCGGAGGTGGAGTGATGTCCAGGCTAACTTTCGTTGTTGAGTTCGAAGAAGGCAAAGAGCCGCCAGTACACGCGCACATGGAAGTGTTTGGCGGCAAGGTTGTCGCAGTGGCTTTTCGTGATGCTCTGGAAGAAACAGAAGAGGATGACGATTGATGGCCTCACCTGCAGAGCGCAAAGCAGCGCAGCGGGCACGTCAGGCCGCTGCCGGTGAAACTAAGGTTGAACTGGTGCTCGATGCTCAGGAAGTCGCAATGCTGGCTCACAACTGCGCCGCTCGTCGGCCAGGTCGTGAACCCTACGATATGACCGAGTACATCTCTCTGCTTATTCGACAGGACGATGCTCGTAAGCGCAGCCTCTTTAAGTCCATGAGTAAACGTCAGTGTGGGAAGTGCGGTGATTCACTGCCTGTGCAGGATTGCTGCTTTAAGAAAGAAGATGCGTGTTGGTGCCGCCTTGGGTGGCACGAAACCAAACTTAAGCCGTGACATGTCACGGCACAACAAGCCTGTTGCAGCAGGAAGCGTGGAGGAAATATGAATACTGATTTTATGAGCGAACAGGAAGTTATGCAGGAAATTGGCAAAGCGCGCACCGCTCTGTGGCGCTTGCGTAAATGCCACGGCTTCCCCTCGCCTGTTCTGACTCATCCAGCGCGCTACAGCCGCAAAGCCGTTCAGCGCTGGATTGAATCAGGTGGCGTTAACCGAGCTGTTTAACATGCCAAAAGATTTTATCAGCGTAGAGCTCATACGCTTTGCGCTGATCCTCTAGCCAGTCGTGTTTGTTATAAACAGCCATTACCCCGCCTAACTCATGTCCCAGCATTTTCTCAGTGACATGCGGCATTATCCCCTCACTGGATAGGTTGGTGACTAGAGAACGCCGGAAATCGTGTGTTCGCCATTCTGGTATTTCAATTCCGCTCCGTAACTTCCTCATGTAGAGGTTTGATGAGGACCTGTCTATTGCCTTGTCCAGTTCCTGGCCGGGGAAGAGTATTTTATTGTCGGTAGCAAGTAGCCTCTCGATGTAAGGCTTTACCTGCTCAAAGATAGGACGGCGAATAACATTACCCATCTTTGAATGGATGGCGGGCGTGGTCCATATGTAGTCGCTCATATTGAATTCTGAAGCGGTCGCCAGGCGTAATTCAGACAGGCGAGCGCCCCAAAGTAAAAGCAGCTGATGGAGGATTCGGTTAGAGGTGGTGATTTTACTGTTTTCCAGCGCCAGCCATATTTTTGCGAGTTCCGTATAGGTGAGTACACGATCACCAACGTCAGGTTTCTTGCCGATGTTTTTAACGCTTAACTTGGTCAATTCGCAAGATGGGATAAGCTGACGGCTGATACACCAGTTGATCACAGAACGGAGCTGCAGAAGCAGCACCCTCGCCCTTTTCTTATTTAATTTTTCTTGTTTGTCGAAGAACAGAACCCATTGTGACACAGGGATGTTGGCAACCGGTATATCCTCAAATTCCGTGTACATCGTGTTGTACACAACCGACTTGTACAGAATCTTTGTGTTGGCCTTTAGTCCATCAACATACTTGTTCCACCATTCATCCAGGCACTCTTTCAGCGTTAATTCACCCTTGCTGCTGGCAAAGTAGGTTTTAGGGTGGATACCCTTCGTGTACAATCCGCGCATCTCGCCAACGATGACACGAGCATCTTTGAGCGTAGTGGTGGGATAGCGGCCAACAGTCAGGCGAACGGGTTTACCATTCCAGCGGAAGCGGAACTGAAAAGCTATTGTCCCGGTGGGAGTGATGCGCGCGCTGAGTCCGTCACCGTCAGTGACTTCTGCAGGGCCATCGTATGGCTTGCCGTTGATGCTGCGAAGCTTGGTATCGCTGAGTGCCACTTATTTATGTCCTGTACACACTGTTTAATTGCATTCTGTACTCATTGTGTACTCAAAGACAAGTGAACGAACAAGATTTGATTAAGAAACAATCGAAACAAACTCACACAGTTAGAACTGTAACGGTTGTTAAAATCTGAGGTTTTACGGTAGTATAGAAACCACTTCGGTTAATTCGGAAGTAAAGAAAACAAGGTCTCCTTAGTTAAATGGATATAACGAGCCCCTCCTAAGGGCTAGTTGCAGGTTCGATTCCTGCAGGGGACACCAGTAGCCGCATTCCCCCATTCAAAACAACCAGCGTGCAAACGCCAGGCTCAGCCCAGCCGTGCTCAACATACCTGCCACGATCCATTTGGTTTGTTTGGTGATCTCGACATGAATTTTAGCTATCTCCTGATGCAGATCGCCTTTGGTGACGTAGTTGGATTTGATCACCGCGATATCAGTTTTCACCGATGCCATATCGGTTTTCAGGATTTCCGTATCGCTTTTCAATGTATTAATATCGTTTTTCATCGTTTCCGTATCAGTCTTCAACGTATTAATATCGGTTTTCATCGTTTTAATATCCGATTTCATCTCAAGCACATCAGCCTCCAACTTCGACACGCGCATTTCCAT